GGTGCATTCTCGGAGTAACATACATCCCATAGAATGCATGGAGAAGTACTCTTTATCTTTGATTGGGTCTGCCAATACTGGAGCAGAGATAAGTGCTGCTGCCAGTGCCATCATAAGTTTTTTCATATTAGAAAGAAGGAACAGAAGATCCGGAAGAAGGAATAGCACCACCAGTGGCACCAGGAAGTTCAGGCATTGCTGCGTCTAGCATACCAGGAAGTGCTCCTGCAATTGCCTCTGTTGCTGCTTTAGCAACACGCTCTTTGACACTTTCAGCGATAGCATCACGACGGAGATAAACAACTGTTCCTCCACCAATAATACCGGCAGTTCCTACAAATGATAGAACTGCTAAAACATTAATTACTTTTTGCATAGTAAGCCTCGTAGTATTTGGCGACCCCGAAGGATGTCTTGTGACCCTGAGAAATCCAATCGTGAGCACACTCATAGATTGATTTGGTGCTATATTTAGGTTTAACACCTTCCATTTGACCACCGTACTTAGAAAGAAGAATCTTTAAAACTTCCTGTCTCAACTTCATTTTGAAGTCATTGTAGCGCCAGTCGTCGTAAGTCATTGGTAACGTCCCGATCCAGATTGCCAACCGTCAGACCCTTCTTGAAAGTTCTCAGAACCACCAGGAGGGTCAAGGTGCAAGGTGGTTGATTGATTCTTGGTTGCCATCTCATACATCAGTTCATGAATGTTCTCAGGTTCACTAGAATGAGTTTCTTGATACTGTTGCTGTTTGATGAGATTTTCTTGCTCCATATAATCCTTCTGCTTTTCAGTAATGGCAGCAGGTGCTCCGTATGGGGATGAGAACCATTCGTCTACAGGATTGAGGACAGGAGCAGGAACGCCCGTGTAATAGTTGATAGCATCTTGTTTGAATGCTTTACTTTCACATTCAACTACATCCTCATCGATGGAGCACTCTAGATCTTCGTCTTTAATCTTTTCTTTTGGAGAAATCAGTTCTTGAATCTTTTGAATAAATCGGTTCATTGCCAGTGGTAGTGATAGAAGTTTCCTTTGGAGTGGCACATGGGATCCTCTGAAGGAACCCTGTATCCGAGCATTCTTTGACCCTTAAAGTCTGTTCGATTGCCAATGATACGTAGAGCTTTGCGTAAGTAACTTTGTCCTTGTTCGGACTTTAATTCGCGTACAAGACTCATATCTGGACGAACATTTTTGTTTCGTGTAATTCCCTCATACTGACCAGGAGAATAGATAACTTCCTCAACAGTGTTTGGGAATTGATTGGACCTAACTCTATTTAATATAGAGGCGGCAACACAATATTCATCAAGAGTATTACGTGCTGCCTCAACACGAATTACTTTAGCAAGATTCACATAATCATTATGTGTCAATTGTGGCAGTTGTGGTCTTGCCACAGGACCAATAGCAACTAATGTTGATAGAAACAAATTAGTAATCACTTCCTTCTCCAATGTATTCCAATGAGTAAACGTTGTGATCTGGGATGTTGGGGTCCAACCATTCGTCAAATTCTAGTCTAATGGCATGTGCATCTTCAACCCTTTCATAACCTTCGTCACATAACTTGTGCATACGATCAATGACCCAATCATGTGTCAGACTTAGCGTTTGCTCCAAAGTTACCATAATCTTTTCGCATGTAGCGTCCTAGAATATTGCTATTATAGTACGCCGGTCCCCCTGTGTCAAGGGACTCAGACAAGACGTTATTTAAGAACAACTGTTTGGTTTCTTCATAGTTGCAAAGACCTTTCGTTTGATGAACACTCAGTATTTCTCTACTGAAGATCTCTTTGCCATTGATCTTGATATCCTCTTTTAACTCAGGACAAGATCCGTAATACTTTTTCCAATCAGACTCTTGTTTTACCTTTCGTTTTTTACCCGGTGGTTTTCTAAAGGACCAGAAGTATTTTCTACCAATGTACTTCCTACCCGTTGTTGTATTAGTAATGCAGTAGACAAAACCGTACAGATCGTCAATATCCTCAGATAAAAAATCTCTTCCCTTAAAAGACCAGGGATTCTCATAGTCTGCCAAAATGTTTCATTATTCTGAAACTTATTTAGCGCCACTTCCTAAAAGATTTCTTAAACGTTGATTGGAACTGTCCAGTGTTTTCTTTAGGATCTTCTTTATCAAGACCTTTAATCTTCTTCCAGTCATTATGCATGGCTTGTAGTGCCCAACTAGAAGAAAGACTATCTGGACCTTTCTCTAATAATTCTATCTGTCGTTTATTGAGAGTCTTTCCTTTAATATCAATGTATTCAGATCTCCATGTATTAGACATATCTTAAAGCTACTAGTGGTCTTTAACCTCGACAAAGGTAATTCTACTGATATTTAACCTAGTTGTCAAGATGGTGGCGGATTCTATGGCAGTTCGCACACACGATGACACACTTGTCAATCTCTTCATCAATTACCCGACGCGACCGTTTCGCCATTTGATGTGCGAATGGTTTACGTCCTATAGAAGGATTCTTCGTGCTCTCATCAATATGATGAAAGTCCATACAGTAGTGCGGAAAGGTGCCTCCACAGTCCATACAGGGCACGCTCTTACGCTCTCTAATATACTCAACGTTCTTCCAGTGTCTCTTCTTCTCAGTCTCTCTGATCTCTTCGCGTGTCTTTGGCATATAAGTTCCCAATAAAAAAAGGGGTTGATACAACCCCTTCTATTTAGAAATATTCAATTTTTAACCCCCTGTCATGTATTCGTAATCATCGTAATCATCTAACCATTCGTAAGGATCGTAGTCTCCAAACAAAAAAGCATCCGCCTCCGCAGCGAGTTTAATCGCTTGCAGAGAACGGATTGTTTCTTGGTTATTAGAGACTGAATCCTGCGAAAGTGTCTCCTTTGACATCTTGCTTGATTCCTCCGACGACATAACTCTCAACCTCTGTCTCTTGTGGTGCTACCTGCAACCCTTTGGAAGAGATCCAATGCTGCGTCCAAGGCAGTGGGTTGTTTTTTGCAGGGATATCGTATATAGGTTTGAGACCTATAGCTTTTATCCTTCTGTTAGCAATCCACTCAACATATTGATACAAAAGTTTTTCGTTGAGACCAATCATCGATCCATTCTTGAACAGATACTCTGCCCACAGTTTCTCTTGATTGACGGCGTTCTGGAAGGTCTTTATGACCCATTGCTCCTCTTCTTTCCATATTCTCTTCATTTCGGGATCGTCGCCTTCCCTCCACTTGTTGAGGATGTTCTGGGTGATTACCAGGTGCTGGTTCTCGTCCCTGGCGATAAGGCTAATGATCTTAGCCGATCCTTCCATAAGCTTAAGTTCGCCAAATGCGAACGAACAAGCGAAGGAGACATAGAATCTAATTCCTTCCAGGATATTGACGTTTGCGACGGCTCTGAATAGTTTTCTCTTGAGTTCATACCTCGCGTCTAAGGCGTAAGGGACTTCTTCAAGTGCGTGTTGCCATTCCGATGAGTTATCGTATTGATGCGCTGAGTTAATAAAGTCGTTATAAGATTGAGTTACACTAACCGCACGTTCTAAAATACGCTCATCTGACAGGATGGTATCAAACACATCTGCTGGGTCAGAATAAACGTTTTTGATAATGTAAGTGTAAGAACGACTGTGGATCATCTCCATAAACTCCCAGACTTTCATACATGCTTCAAGTTCTGGAAGTGAGCAGTATGGCGCGAATGCCATACCAGGTCCACGACCCTGCACAGAATCAAGCATAACCTGATACTTCAGGTTGCTGGTAAAGATATGCTTTTGTTCTGGGCGAAGGGTGTGGTAGTCGCTCCTGTCTTTCTGTAGGGAGACTTCCTCAGGTCTCCAAAAGTAACCTAGTTGTTGTGTTGTGAGTTTTTCAAAGATTGGATATTTGTAAGAATCATACCTTTGAACACCTAAAGGTTTGCCGAAGAACATTGGTTGTTTTTTTCTATCAACTTCTTCAGAATTAAACACGGTCATTGATTCGACCACTTGACGCTCCTGGCTATTAGTTTTAAATCTTACAAGACTCACAGTCTTCCTCCTCTGCGTTTTCTAATTGTGACATAAGGTTTTCTAAAGTAGACTGTTTGGTGTCCTCCTCCACCTCATCAGTCTTGATATCATAGGTGTTCTGATAATAAGATGTCTTCCAACCGTACTTGTATGTAGTTAAAAGATCTTGTGCCATTACAGAAACTGGTACTTCGTTATCAGGGTAATCTTCTGGATTATAACTCCAGTTGCCACTGATTGCCTGGTCGAAGAACTTTTGCATCACAGCAACAATATTAATGTAACCACGATTGGAGCCCATATCCCAGAGAAGCGTATAATTGTTCTTAAGAGATGCATATTGTGGAACAATCTGTTTGAGTGGTCCCTTTTTGCTCTTCTTAATGGACAGATATCCTCTAGGTGGTTCAATTCCATTTGTTGCGTTTGACACAACGGAACTGCTTTCTGATGGCATCTGAGCAGACAATGTTGAGTTCCGTACTCCGTGCTTTTTGACCCGAAGTCTAAGACCCTCCCAATCATAGTGAAGCTCATTCGGAACGATTTCATCGACATCGTTCTTATATGTATCGATTGGAAGAATTCCATTCCCATACTTTGTTCGGCTGCTATACTCACAGGCACCTTTTTCTTCGGCAAGATCCACTGTAGCAGAAATCAGATAATACTGGAATGCTTCAGTGAGATTATGGACCAGTTTCCATGCCTCAGGATCGTTGTAGTCCTGCCCGTTCTTGGCAAGATAGTGTGCGAGACCAATGAACCCTACTCCAAGCGAACGACGCGCTCTGGTGGCGATTTCTGCTGCTCTGACAGGATACCCTTGAAAATCAATGAGTTCATCAAGACTCCTAACAGCAAGATCGCAGAGAACTTCAAGATCCGAAAGATCCCTAATTTTGCCAACGTTAATAGCACTAAGAATGCAGAGAGCAATTTCACCTTCGGGGTCATCGATGTGCTGAATGGGTTTGGTAGGAAGCGTGATCTCTTGACACAGATTGCTCATCTCAACCTTGTCCATGAAGGACGAGTGAGAATTACAATGGTCAATATTCATGATGTAGAGTCTACCAGTTTCTGCTCTCTCTTTCAAGAGGTCTAGGAAAAGTTCTTGTGCCCCAATAGTTTTGCGCGGAACAGATCCATCAGATTCATAACCCACATAGAGATCATCAAACGATTCAGTGCCAAAAGCATCATACAGACCTGGAACATCGTGAGGGCTGAAGAGGGAGATTTCCTCGTTTTTAATGAACCGTTCATAGAAGAGTTTGCTGATTTGGATAGAATAATCCAGTTTCCGGACTCGGTTGTCCTCAGTGCCTTTGTTGTTTTTAAGTACAATGATATCCTCTATTTCTTGGTGCCAGATTGGGAAGTGGACAGTCGCTGAGCCACCTCGAATTCCATTCTGTGTACAGCATCGGACAGTCGATTCAAACTTTTTAAGGAAAGGAACAACACCTGTGTGTTGAACTTCACCGCCCCTGATCTTACTGTTGATGCCACGGATTCTACCTGCGTTGATGCCGATGCCAGCCCGTTGTGCAACATATTTGCCGATAGCCATATCAGAGCTAAAGATGCTATCAAGGGTGTCATCAATATCAACGAGCACGCAGCTAGCATATTGTCGAAGTGGAGTTCGCACCCCTGCCATGATAGGTGTGGGAATGTTGATTTTGTGCCGTGAGATTGCGTCATAGTACTTCTTAACGTAATCCAGTCTAGTTTCTTTTGGATATTTGGAGAAGATAGTTGCAGCAATCAACAAATACATGAACTGGGGAGTTTCATAGACCTTCCCCGAACTTCTATCTTGCACTAAGTATTTATCGACGACTTGTCGTAATCCAGCATATGTAAACAAAAAGTCGCGATCATGATCAATGAATGATTCAAGTTTAGAAAACTCTTCCTCAGTATAGAGATCAAAGATCTGCTCATCATATACGCCTCTATCAACGTTCGTTCTAACGTGCTGGTAAAGACCAGGAACGTCACGCATTCTGCCATACAGTTGCTTACGGAGGGCAAACAGAAGCAAACGAGCAGCAACGAACTGATAGTTGGGATGATCCAGATCAATCAGATCGCTTGCAGAGCGAATCAGGATCTCCTGGATCTCTGCTGTAGTGATACCATCATAGAATTGAATACCAGATTGCATTTCGACTTGTGAGGCAGAGACCCCTGCAAGGTCTGTACATGCCTCTTCCACCATAACGTGGAGTTTATTCAGGTCAAGAGGTTCAGTCTTTCCATCTCTCTTAACTACCTTTGTACCGTTGCTCATACTTTTTTCCAGGTGTTGAATTTAATTTTTGCTTCTAATCCAGAGAATGTATTACATTTTAACACATCCATAACATCATGTCCAGCAAGGACCATATCGTTGATGTCTTTTTCTTCTATGCTACTTGGCCAGATGACGACTCTTTGATTTCTTTCGATGCATCTTCCAATCCTACCGACAATTTCTCTATTACGGGGCTCATTATCGTAAACAAGAATGATATCGCTTCCCTTAAGATAACCCAAGTCACCGTCACTACCACACAAAGCCACACTATTGTCGATGAAAGTGCTGTCAAAGGGTCCTTCGACCACATAGATTGGTAGTTTTTGATCGATTGTTTCCAGTCCATATATTTTCGGCGCGTCCTCCTGAATCATAATGGTGATATATTTATTGGGAGAAGAATCTAACGCTCGACCCTGATACCCAATTAAGTTCTTTTCCTGATCGTACATTGGGATGATGATTCTTGCATCATCACCATATGTGGAGTCAAACGTTTGTTTTTGTGTGTTTGTCCACTCCTTGAACTTGTCAGTAAAGTAAAACTTTTCTGGATCTAACTTACGTCTTACCAGATAATTTCTGGCAACTTCATTCTCTGTTGCTTTAGGTAGATTAAGTTTTTTCTTGAAGACTGGTTTCTTAAATTCAAATACCGGTTCCTCAACAACAAAGTTTCTCCCACCAGCATGACCCTCCTTGAACTTCTCAAGAGTGTATTGCTTATGTAAGGTGGGATCCACTTTCTTTAGAAAGTTATTCAACGACAAACTAGCACCACAGTTATGGCACTTGAAGTTCGTGTTGTTCTTCACAACATACATGTACCCCCGTGCCTTGTTCTTGTTCTTCTGTGAGTCACCACAGATAGGACAACGGAAGTTATAGAGGTCCTGCTTGACCCGTTTGAACTTTTGTAGGCGCGATGATACTAGTCCAATATACTTGGAGTCAACAAGATCCATTACAATAGATACTTTCTATTTGTCTAGTATAACCTGCTGTGCTGGTGGAGTCAAGAACAAAGGTGCCAGTCTGCTACCTGCACCAATAAGGAGTGCTGCTACTACAAGAACGCCACCAATCTGCCATCTGAATTTAGCAAATCCTTTTATCTCTTCCTGAATTCTATCAATTCTACCATGAAGAATCTCATGATTCTTCTCTTCTGTATCTTTAATCTCATCAATCATCTTGATGATGAGTTCGTCGCTTTTTATACTTGCTTCGATTCTCTCGTCATGCTTTGCAAGAATCTGAGCGATTCTAGCGTTACCTTCGGATATTTTTGCTACGGCAGTTTCCAACTTCGCCAACATCTCACGAGAAAGTTCTTCGTAGATGTCCAGTTTAGATTCTAGTACGGCGACTTTGGACTCTTGATTGAACATTAGGGTTTCCAGGTTTTACGCACACCTTTCATAAAGATGTACTTCTTTTTCTCACGTTTCTTCTTTACGGGAGGTTCATCTCCTGCTTCCGCACTACCTGCGATTCCACCGGCACCCATACTCATTGTAGGTGCTTCTTCCTTTAGAGATCTGACAATACCAATGATTTTGTTAATATCCATTAGATTGATTTTAACTCCGCTACACAAATTTGATCTTCAGGTATTCCATGAATATGACTTTTCGGATACTCAGGAACTCGTTTCAAGAATAAAAGAAAACTCTTGATACAAGGCCATAACTCTTGTTCAAGGTTATAGAACAAAAGGGGAACCGCAGCATCATCAAACACATTGAAAAGGACTGTGAGGTGATTAAGTATTAAGTGTGTCTTGAGAACTCCGGTATTCTTATACCTTTTAAGAAGTCTCTTGATATACTTAATACGTTTTAAATCATCCTCAAAGTCCTCTTTGGTAAGGGCATGTGGATTGTCGTAAAATTTTATAGCGAATAACAGATAGTTATCCTCATTCAACTCATCAAATCTCATACTCAATCACATATTATCAGCTATCGGGGAGGATAGTGTCGTCGCCAGCATCGCCAGTGATAGAACTACTTGCTACGAGTGTCTCAGTCTTGACTCTGAGATTACCGTGCATATCATTGTATGTAGTAATTCCAACCCAACCAGCGTGAGCAGGAGCATACTTACGTGCATCACCGGTCTTACCGTTAACAACACCTTGCTCAGTTGTATCTACACCATAGATTTCAGCAGCACCATAGTTGGTGTCGCCAAGTGTGGAAACGGGTCTTTCGCTGATGTTATAAGATGCACCAGTGATAGTTCCAGAAGCGAGAGTGCCTCTGCTTTGAAGAACCAAAGTAGTTCCGTTAGTTACACTAGCAATGACTGCTTCACCTTGAGTAGAACCAGTTCCGACTGTGATGACATCACCAGCAGTGATCAAACCAGCGGTGTTAAAAGTGGTTCCAGTACCGGTTACTGTTAAGTTGCTGATCGCTACAGTTCCGTCAGCATATACCGAATCTTGCTTGCCCCAAAGAGACATGTTACCTTACCTATAATTCTTTATAAAGATATTTATAAAAATTAAATCACTCCTCGCGTGAATTAATTGCCTTAGTGACGACCTCAAGGAGTTGGTCATCCATATCCGTCTTGGTCAACTTAACCGCCTTAGCAAGAATAACAAGACAGATCTCAACCATCTTCTCACCCAGTTCTTCATTTTCTGGGATCTTTGCAACGGCATCCTTAATAATTTTTGAAGCCAGTGGAAGTAAAAATGCTAACATAATTTTGTACTGTGAGTTCTTCAATATATAGGAACTTCACTCTTTATTTGACACGTATCTTTTCTTTTCAGGATCCCACTTTTTAACTTCACCAGGACGGAGACGATCTCTTGCTTCTTTTGCTTTGGCATAGAACTTGCCAAACTTCATTCTGTCATCACGCTTCTTATTCTCTTTATCCTGTTTGTCGTACCTATCGTACTTAGTCTCTTCGTTTCTCATACGCTTTGCATATTGCATATAAGACTCACCAGGACGAAGTTTCTTAGGATCAGACTTAGGTTTAGATGAACCAGGACGATCTTCACGAGCACGCTGGTTAGCACCAGGACCACCTAACTTCCTATCCTTCTCAGGATCAGGATGCCAGAAATCACCACGCTCTTGAAGATTTGACTCTTCCTTTGCAACTTTTTTCTCAGGAAGTTTCTTATGCTTGGTAGAAGCAAAGTCCTTTACATCACTCTTCTTCATATCGGCGGCAGCTTTTGCAGTCTCAGGAGTAGTAGGTGCCATCTCACCTTTTTGGATGGCACGAACTATACCAAAGAATCGTTGCTGCTTTTTAGATACGGCAGGCATCAGTCACTACTTCCCATTCTAGGTTTACCAACTGCATCAGTCATTTTCTCTGCATCTGTTCTGGTGTCCTTTTTGGGAGCAACCTTTTTAACATTGCCCATTGCTTTTTTGTTTGCTGCCAACTTCTCTTCAGGTGACATTCTATTGTAATCCTGAGAGATCTTCATCTGCTGATCAATACCGATTCCCTCTTCAAATTTTGCTGCTGTATTGGAATTACCAGCGATAACATCTTGCCATGCAGCATACAAAGGACCGATGTAGTCTTTCTTGACTACACCCTCAGAGACTTTCTTCTCTTCACCTTTCTTTTTTGCATCATATGCATCAAAGTGCTTTTGACGATCTGCTTTTGACATTCCCATTGTGCGGGCACGGAGGGATGCAGGATATGCATTTATTCCTTCACCAAGAGGAGGAAGTTCTGCTGTGTCTCTGTTGCTAGGAGCAACTATGGGAGATGCAACTTTCATTCCCTTTGCTCTGAGTCTGGCAAGTGCAAGTTTTACTTTGGTAGGAGTATCTCTACCATCACTCTTCTGATCTTTCTTCATCTCAACTTCTTCTGTGCGAGTGTTTCCTCTCATTGGTTCTTGTCCCGCACGACGACGTGCTTTGTTACCAGCACCTCTGTCACCATAACCCATTCCTTTGTCCTTCTCGACACCACCGCCACCTCTTGACTTGATAGCAGGATCTGCAGTGCTTACATCTCCGCGAACTGCAATATTATGTGCCTGTCCGCGACTCTTACTGCCACCTTTGACGTATGGGTCATGCATCTTCGCTCTCATCTTCTCACGACGAGGACCTGGACGCATTGCCTCATCAACACCTTCTACTTCTTCTTTCTTCATTCCTGCCTTAAACTCAGCATCTCTTCTCTTCTTTTGTTGATCAGCAGACAGTGAATAGTCGTGACCAAAGTCTCTTCCAGATGCGGTAGTGCCTTCACGCTTTCTTTGTGCGGCAAGACGCTTCTCACGACGAGCTGCCATTGCTGCTAAAGAATCTGCTTCATTAACCTGCTCTACTTCCTCTTTCTGAGTCTTTTCTTTTTCAATACGAGCAGACATCTTACGAATCTGGTCGATGCTCATGTTACCGATACCAGTGAAACCTTTCTTGGAAGGATCAGGTTGCTTCTTAGAATCATCCTTATATCCACCAGCGGCACGGGCAGCACGACGGTTCTCATCTAACTCAACTTCGCCCTCAAGTTCATTAGATGCCTGAATATCATCACCGGCACCCATTCTGACTGCCTGCAGTTTCTTCATCAGAACCTGCTTCTTCGCCATGTTTGCTTTCTTGAGTTTGGACTTCATGGAGGGATCTTCTGTTTCCCCTTCCATTTGCTCCTTAACATCATCAGGGAAAACCTTGATGAGTTTCTTATTGTTTACACCCTCACCAGTGATCTTCTTTTCTTCCTCATCTTTCTTTTCGATGAGTTCTGCGAAACCATCCTTCCAGGAATATCCTTCCTTACGGGTGTCCTTACCGTCAGCCTTTCCACCTTTGCTACGCTGAATGGCATTGTGAACTACACCAGCGTGCTCTTTAGAACCACTTTCAATTTTGCCGTCGCCATCATAATCTTTCTTTGCCTTCTTACCAGCAGTTTCAGATCTGGTGGGTTCACCATACTCGGTCATCTCGACAGAGGCAATATTAGGATTGCTACGAAGTTCTGCAATCTTTTCTCTAGTTGCCATTCTGACGTATGACTTGCCAGAGTCTTTATCAGTTACTCTTACCTTATAAGTCTTATCACCTTTCTCTTCTTCAATCTCTTCGACCTTCTCGTCAATACCCTCTACGAATACCTTATATAATGCAGATGCGGCAGAATCAATAACCAGTCTTCTGGTGTCAACATAGTCTTCACCCATCAACATTTCCTTTGCTCTTTGCTTCACTGGGGGTGCAGCAGTAGACTTGGCGAGTTGTGCCATATACAGTTTAGAAACTGCAGCAGGGTCAACCTTACCACCGGCACTTTTTGCCTTAAGATCACTCTTCACTTTATAGCGAGTATCATAAGCAAGTTGCCTTGCTTGCTTTTCTACCTGCGCCTTCGCTCCAACAGCAGCAGAACCTGAGGGTTTTTCCATCTGACGATTCAATAACTTACTTTTTTCTATACTTATTTATGAATTGTTTTCCGTAGGCACTTCCGGGAACCAACTTCTCAACGTATTTGCGGTATGCATCAGTTCCAACCAGTCTTTGATCAGGACCAACACCAGAGGGTGCCTTGCTATTTACAACAGATTCAGTTACATCTTTGATCCAAGATTTGAACATGATGTTGTCTTCGGTCACACAGATCAGATGATTGGTGCCTCTACGGATAATACGCCCAACCAATCCAGTATTATCATTCTCTACCAGTTGACCAATCTTGTAGACATTATCTTTGATAAAGTTTTCGCGTAAATTTTTCCAGTCAAACTTAGGTGCAATCTGCCAGAGATTCCATCCCTCTTTGATTGCCATAGATTTACGGAGAGTATTGAACAGCATCTTTGCTGCCTTATCATCCATCGACTTGGGAACACCCTTACGGAATGAATCAAAGTCGTTCTCTGCTGCTGCCTTCCTCTGCTTCGAGGCAGACATCCCTTCAGTTCCTTCTGCATCAGGATCACGATCACCAGCGGACTTAACCTCTACATTATCAAACTGATACAACTTACCATTGTAAGATCCAGTCAGTTTTTCAAATTCTTTTACTCTATCGGCACCACCAAGAATACGAACATTCGTATATCCATCATTGTGTGCCTTCTTCAGAACATCAAAGATAGTGCGATTAGCAGGATCATTGATAATCTTTTCACTATGCTTTGGATACATCTGCCTCATCACTGAGACTTTGGTATCGGGATCAAGAGGATTCTTCTTCTTGTCCTGACTGCGTGAAGGAACAATAATATAGTCACCATCATCAGATTCGGATGCAACAGTATCCAAAAGTTTTTCGTGACCTGTGGTTGGAGGATTGAAACGACCAAATGCAATGGTCAGAGTTCCCTTCGTCTTTTCAACTTCGGGGGGAACCATTGCAGGTTTCTCTGCGGCAGGTGCCTCACCACCAGTCTCTTGTGCTGCTGGTTCTTTCTCATATGAAGTCTGAGAGAGTTTCTTCTCCTGATCACTCTGCGGAGGATCCTGCTTTCCAATTCTCTGACGCTTATTGAAAAACTTGAGTTGACCCTTTTCAGTCTTTGCTACGAACTCACCATTTTTATCATACCATCCACCGTGTCCATCACTCTTCAGACCCATTCGGGTTGCCTGCTGAACAGCAATAGATTCGTTTATAAATCGGAAAAAACTTTTCATGAAACTTTGTTTAGGTCAGCAATTATTTTTCTTTTGTTCGCAACAGTATATTCTAAGACTCTTTGTCTTATCTCCTTATATTTATTCTTCAATTTATCCGACTTTACGGTCTTGATTCTTTTATCAAATGACATATAGACATAAAGTAAAAACTGTTCGTATTTGTCCTTCCCTTTCTTAGCATCTGGATGAAAGGACTGTATCAAGTCAGTTAGGTTTTCCATATTATACACTAATAAAGTTTTAAATGAACTGATGCTGGTATTTTAATAGATGTTGAAACCTTTGTAGATAGTTTATCAAATGCAATTTTTTCCGCTTGATCCATATTTATTTGTTTTCCAAGTTTTTTTGCCCTATATTTTTCCTCTCTTGCTGCTCTAGCTAAAATTCTTTCAAAATCTTTTCTTCGAACAATACCTTTACTAGTACAAGATTTCCACAGATCAATAATAATCTCATCTTCTTTTCCAGACTCCTTTATGGAGAGTGCCATTTCCAATTTGTTTTGAGCATCTTTTGTATATTTTAATTCATTGAGTTTACTCATTGACTTATTTCCCAATTTTAGAGTTCCAGATGTTACACTTGGATCTATTTCCTTTGCCATATTTGCCATATACTGTTTGGCACTATCAATATTTCCACCATAGACATCTGTCAATATATTTGCATTATTTGGAACTGCATTTCTCCTAGCTTTATTGACGGCATTTTTTCCCTTAGCAGTGTAAAAAACACTTTCCGCCTGATCCATTGATATGGATCCACCCCCTGCGGCACCAAATTCTCCGGATGAAGCTACTACAATATTATTAGTAGTTCCGGGATTTACATAATCATATTCAGTTTTTATAATTTGCTTACCATTACTATCCAAAGTTGCAACTTGAGTCTTTAAATCGTATTTTAAATTTCTACCACCATCAGATCTTTTCCCACCAACAACATAATCACTACCATCAGCAGTTATAGGATACTGCTTTTTAGTAATAACAGGATCTTTGGGTTGATTGTTTTCATCTTTCCTGCCATTATTGATACCCACCCTGCTAGTAAATACTGCACCAGATCCAGTTGCCTTTTTCAAAGAAACTGGAATAAGAATGTTTTTTTCATATAAGACTAACAAGAGTTCATTTAATTGTTTTACATCGTATATCGCAACTCCTTTTTGTTTTGATCTTGGGAGAGCACCCATAAAATTATTATCCATAACAGAACTATGAGCAATCATATCTTTTATTTGTCGTACTGCTTCATCTTTGAAAAACCAAACATCAGAAGGATTCCACCTATCATCAGCAAACTTAGCACCAAAAGCAGATTTAACTTTTTTTAAAAATAAATTTATATTTGTTAGTGCATAAAACTCACCCTGTCTTGTTACCTTGAATGTTTTCGAAGACGCTATCTTACCCTTTTGATGTTTTCTAAAACTTACGACTTGCGACTTTAATGCATTGTGCCAATCCAATCCACCATCTTTTTTTGATGGAAACTTTGCTTTAGCAGCTTTTAAATCAGCAGTGTTGAATCTGCTATCCAGTGGCATATTTTTTACACACCACTCAATGCCTCGTTCTTTTAAAAATTTATCAAATTTACTTCTATCTCTTTGACTATAAAGTTCTATCCAAGTAGATTCGCTAATATTATTTAAAGATGGATCATTTTTTGATAATGCAAAAAAGATAACCCACATCTGCTCATTAAAGGTTTCTCCTGAAGGTAACGCTGCCATAAATTTACTCCTGATCTACGTTGGCGGGTTCTTGTTTCTTTTCTTTCTTCTTCTCTGATGGTGGTCTTGTATCTACTGGTTTCTCCTGAGCCTGAGGTTCTGGAGTAGGCGTAGGAGTGGGTTCAGTTTTTTGCTGTGGTTCAGGTTGTTGCTGTTGTGCTGCTCTCGCCTGCATTTGCTTCAATGCATCAGACTTTTTGTTGTGAACTACGGCAGGATCATCTGGATTGTTCTGTCTGAACGTAGCAGCGTGTTGACGCTTGACTTCTTGACCTTTGGAGTTCATTAAAGGTTTATAGTCATCAGCAGATTGAGAAAACCCCTTAAACGTTCCAGGATCTCCAGTTTTTGGTGCTTTAATATCCCCTCTAGTTGTCATTTCTCTTTGACCACCTTCAGCAGTTTTTTGACTTCCTTTGCCAAGACTAGCTCTTTGATTTGTTCCAGAGACTTCTTCGGGTTTTCTCTTTCTTCCACCACCTCTTCCGGTTGACACAAAACTGTCAACTGCTTTTTCATATTTACCAGCACCACTTAGTTGTGCCTTTGCAGTTTCTCTTCCAGTTCCAGGAACAATCCCTTCAATATCACCAAGAAGTTTATCTATTTGAGGTTGAAGATCTTTTTGTTGCTCTTTACTCATCCCCTTACTAGACGCCATAGCATTTTTAAGGTCGGAAATTTTAGAATCACCTTCTTTTTCTAATTGCTTTGCCTGGTCCTTTGAAATTCTTCCACTCTTAAGTGCAAGTTTCAAAGCATTCTTCATACCGATTGTATAGTTTCCAGCACTTTCTTTAGATCCAGCAGAAGCAGAAAGAGCACCAGATGCTTTCTTTAAACTTGTGTAATTTGTTCTTTCTGGTCTCGTTGGATGTTGAAAAACTATATCTGCCTTAGATGTATCAGACTCTTTTCCATAAGCAGCCTTTCCAGACTTTGATAGTGGAATCTTATCATCTCCAAGTCTCTTAACAGTATAACCCTGAGATATTAAACTCCTACCAAGTTTGCTCTGACTGTCATTTAGGAAAGTAAAAAATTGATCCTCTAACTCAGAGTAATATGAATCTTTATGAGCATCAGTTTTTTTACCACCAGTAAATCCTTCATCCCCAGCATTCTTGAAATGAAGAGGATGCTTCTCATCATCTTTTGCAGATTTTAATTCCTGAGCAAGAAAATCAGTAAGTTCTTCGGTGTCTCTTCTACTTACAAGACCTCTAAGAATTTTACCTTTATTATTGTTCTTGTCAGAACCTTTAATAAGATGATTATACAGATTGACTAGAGCAACTTCATAGTTATATTTTGGACCACTACGTCCCTTCTTTGCTTCTACAATCAATCCAAAATCCGCGAAAGATTTCATCTCTATCTTACTTGTACCATTATTAGGTATTTATGAATGGAGAATAGCGGACTCGAACCGCTAACCCCCTGCTTGCAAAGCAGGTGCTCTACCAATTGAGCTAATCCCCCAAAAAAGGCGTCAGAGTTTACCTCCAACGACGCCACTGTTAATAACTTTGCTGTAGTCATCAAGAGTTCCTTCTTGAAGACACATCAAATGCCAACGAGACATAATAATTACACCATCCTCAGTAGCACCAGTAATGAAATGTTGACCCAATGGTTTTTTCAAGATGCTAGTAAAAAGACCGAAACGAGTCTTCTTAATATAGAATGCATCATCAATCCACTCAACATTTTCAGGAATATCTTTTTCTACTGTTCCACCAAAAGAGGTGGACAGAGTGGTTTTCTTTGTATCAGTCTCAGAGTTCATACGCTGCCCATTGTCCGTTTTCCTTTACTGCCACAGTTCCGAGAGGTGCATCTGCAGCGGAGTCGATGATGGTTGCCCCATCTTCGTTTTTCTCTTTAGACTTCTTATTAAATCCAAATGGACCAGTGAGTTTATCTTCAAGTTGTTGCTTGAGTGCGATACCACCAATGGTTTCCATGACCTTCAGAATGTCTTCAACTTTTGCATCCTCACCAAGTTCTTTGGAGATGTACCAATACTTAGGCCAAAACTCTTCGCCTGCCCTTTTGTAATCTTCAACTGATAAAGTTTTCATAAATCTAGTCCTCAATAGTTTTATCTAAGGTTTCGATGACTTCTCTAAGAAGTTTAACACGAGCAGATGGGAACTCCACAGAGTCGTCTTTCGTGTGCAAGAACAATGCATAACGTACAGCGTTTGCTTGTTCAGGTGTCATTTCAATGTTCATTTCCATCCTCCTTTTAGAACCCACTCATCGTGGTATTGATTCTTCCAATTCTTACCAATTCCGTAAGATGGTTGAACTACTTGTTCAATGTACCTACGATTTTCTTTGGCAATATTTAGACTCTGCTGCTCTAGAGTTCTAACTCGTCCATCTATTTGTGAGGACCACCAGACAGCACCCGCACCTTGAACCAGCAGGAAAGATACGATAGCAAAGGGGATTTTGAAATCTTTCACCGGTCTCCCTCCGCACGATTTTCAGAATAGTAAATGTCAAACTCACCGCCAGGATAACGACGCTCAAGTTTTTTGATATTGGTTTCGATCACTTCTTCAAAAGAAATGTCCAATGCCTGAGTTGCTTGTGCTACGTACCAGAGCAGATCACCCAACTCAATAATGAGATGTTCTCGATTATCGTCGTTCCAAGGTTTACCTTGAAAAACCATCTTCTTAATGATTTCAAGGAACTCACCACCTTCAGCGTTAATCCCAACGCCAGCAGTAAGAAGACGCTCAATATTGACACCCTTTCCATCAAGCTCAACAAGACGGTCAGCAAGCGAAACAAAATCTTTAGAAGCATCGCTGGTTACTGCGTCAACAAAGTGTTCATATCGCTCAAAGTTAATACGCTTAGTCATTAGAATTTAAATCCCTCAAAAGATTTTTTAGGTTTATCATCTTCGTAATTATACTCCTCTTCTTGTCCAGAGTCAAGTATATTGTCCTGTGCAGATTGCTCACAATCATATAGTCTCATTTTGGCACGATCAATACCAACAACGAAACGCTTGAAGACTGACAAGTCATTATAACGATTCTTCAATTGCTTCACCATTATCTGACCAAGTTGTTCAAGTTCCTCAGTGCTAATAAGGGCAAACATAAGATCAGCAGTAGCAGGGAGACCAAAGGACTCACTAGTG